GTGTGATTCAACGAGTGCTCATTATGGTTACCTGATTAAAACATCGCTCCATGGAAGGAATCTTCCCTTCGATTGACGCTCAAGACTGCCCGCCCCCCTTTGTGGATGGCGTGGTACAAACAGTATGCAGTACCCTTTATAACTGCTTCTACCCAATACTCAACCCTAGATATATGCTCTCGCAATATCTTCTTAACACCCGTTATGAAGCATCGCGACAAGCAACTATTGTAAGAACTACTTTCACTAATTTACCTCTCACTACACCTGCACCTTACCCAAATCACACACATGGTGCTGCCGCAGCAGGCCGTTCTGCTGTTACATTTTTCATTGAAAGGCTTGCCGCTGATTTAGGCTTACAATCATATTATTATTAGCGATCACTGCGAGACGTCAAAGCCGGACGTCTCGGCTCTCGTGAATATTATTGGACTCGTGACATCAATATTCCACCTACTATTATCGACCCACCAAACCAGTGTTTGTTGGCTCTTGTCGACGTTGACCATTACGTGAATATGCCGCGGTTACTCACACGGTATATAGCTCCGACCATTATCTCTACTTTCCAGCCTGGGGCTGTATCTCGAGTTGCTCCCGAATACAGCTTCACGTTTGATCGTGACAATCGTGTCGAGTTCACTGTCACTGGCGGTGCCGTTTACCAGCATCATGTCTGGAATTACTCTAACGATCACCTTAAAGTCGTGACTTATTTTAATCGTATCAACGTCTGCACGGCGGTTTCATATCTTGTTGACCGCCGGTGTTCTGGTCCCGACCACCAAGTTATTATGCTTACTCCCACTGGTGGTTGGGTAAATTACTCCGCAATGCTTTATAATTTATTTATTTCCGGCGCTAGCTTGGCACGATACAACGTTGCAACCCCAAAAGGCTTCTCAAGACTCCTGGTCAAATCACCGGAGGGTGTTATGGTCTCTACCGGACGATCCGGGGAATACCTATCATCCACGGTGCCAGTTGTCTCTGATGAAGCTATTTTGGGTATATGCAACACATCAAAATATCCTTTAACATTGCCACAAGTGCAAGGTATTGTTCCCGGCGACAAAACCAATGCAATACCTTTATTGGATTATCATGCGTCTAAAGAAAGTTTCAAGCCTCCTGTGGCTTGTCCAATAGCGGAAGCCGTACGAGCTTATCAATACAAACCTGAGCATTATGACCCATCAGCAAAGACACCTTTGTTACCATTCATGCCTCCATTTTTACATGGGTCGTTTTGCCCGGCTCGGACTCTCCAGAACGAAGAGATGTGTGTCCAAGAACGCATCTCTAAAGTGCGACCTGACCCCAATGAACTTATTATGACACCGTTTTTGTTCGCACGAATGCAAGAATTTGTCAACCTCCTCATTCCTAAGCCACATGAATTACGACCTACTGACCTTGATGAGGTTATGGACCGACAACCTCGGCCCAGTCAACGACGGAAAATTTTATCATCTGCTGGCTCATTGCCACGTCGTTTGATAGACATGTTCATCAAGAGTGAATCTTATGGTAATATTAAACCTCCGCGACCTATTTCTACCATAAATTCAGTCGATAAAGTTGCTTACTCGCGGTTCATGTACGCTTTTGAGCGCATTTTTAAGCAACACGAATGGTACGCGTTTGGCAAAACACCTCAAAATATTGCCATTCGGGTCACCGAAGTCCTCAAAGATGCCGTTTTTGCCACACCTACTGATTATTCCAAATTTGATGGCCACGGCTCTAATCTCATGCGGTCTCTCGAGAGAATGGCCCTATTGCGTGCCTTTCATCCTGATCACCACAATGAGATACTTGACCTGCACCAGAGTCAATTCAACCTTAAAGCTTATGGCAAATATGGTACTTGGTACCACACTGAATTCTCTCGTGCCTCTGGCTCCCCAGAGACCTCCATCTTTAATACTATGTTCAACGCCTTTATCGCATACTATGCTCGGCGCATGATGAAGGTTGATGGTGAGAACATGACTCCACTCCAAGCTTGGCGTGGGCTTGGCATATATGGCGGCGATGATGGTCTCACTGCAGACACCCCGGCCCGCACATATGTACTAGCTGCACGCCAACTTGGTCAAGAGCTCACTATTGAAACTTATCCTCGTGGCTCTAGTGGAATCAAGTTTTTAGCCAGAGTTTACTCGCCGTATGTATGGGATGGAGATGACTCTAACTGTTGCGATCTACCTCGTCAATTATCTAAGATCCACACCACTGTCCACCTCCCATCAAATGTCACTGAAAAGGAGAAATTTTTTGAGAAAATTCGCGCGTATGCGCTTTCAGATCCTTATACACCTATTATTGGTGACATTTGTAACCAGGCCATTCGGTTTCATGGCGGCCCCATGAATCTTAATGAACGAACTGAAGCCATGCGTCCTTGGCTAGCACAGTTCGATATGGACCGCCAGTATAAAAATTACAAGTGCCAATGGATGCTAGATTATGCCACCGAAGCCCTTCCTGAGTTTAATTATGATTTGTTCCTCCGGTGGCTGGCCTGCAATGAAACCATTGAAGACCTCATGTCACCACCAATGTTTCAAGAGCCTATTGCTCCTGAGTCGAAAATTCCAGTTGTCATTGATGGTGAGGTCATACCGCGAGATACTATCGTGACTTGTCAATGCAAATTACCCAATGCAGGACATCATTCTTCATGTCCCAAGTCAGGTAGTTTTGGTCAAGGTACTAAATATACTCCTCATGAGATGGACTTGTATGTTCCACATTATGAGCGCAAGCAAGCGCCCAAATCCATTCTCAAAGTAAAGGAAAGTAAAGATTCACGAGACGCAATACCCATGAAGGATGGCAAGCCAAATATTCCACAAATGATACGTCTTATTCATCTGCATAAAAATAGCACCATGTGGCGTCCTCCTGCTACTTGGACTTTCATTGTAGATCAATATTATCATGATAAATCTAAAAAAAAACATAGCAAGAAACAAGTTCATTTCCAAGTTAAAGGTCCAAAACCTAAAGAATCTAAAATTAATATGGATGAACCAGATCTGGTACAATTCCCTGATTATTTTAGGGCGCAAGCTGAATCGAAACGGTTCAAGTTTGGATTGGAGCCAGGAGCCATGGACCCTGGCTCTAATTTGAACAACCCACCGTTCATAACCGACCCTTTACCTACTATTATTATTACGCCCTTACCAGATGTCAAGACCTCAAGCAAAGAAAACGCCAAAATCACGACGTCCCCCACCCGGGATGACGCCGCGCAAAAAGGGACCCCCCCCTCCACCAAAACGGAGGCCGGGACGTCCCCGCCAACCAAGGCAAAAACCCAGGAGGTTTAATGCCCCTGGGTTCGGCCAACGGATTGGATCCATGTTTGGACCGACTGGATCAGCCGTTGGACGTATGGCCGGTAACCTCTTTCGAGAGGTCACTGGCTTTGGCGACTATAAGGTCTCCTCGAACTCTCTCCTTTCTGCTATGGATCAATTACCCTCTTTTAAAAACTTATCTTCTGGGACCCGTATCCAACATCGCGAATACCTTTTCGATGTCGTCACTTCTCCGACCATTGGTGCCTTTCAAATTCAGACGGTTCCAATACAACCAGCATTACTTACCTCATTCCCCTGGCTCTCGGCTACCGCTGAGAATTTCCAGGAATACCGTCTTAACGGTGTAGTTTACGAATTTAAATCAAACTCTTATGACGCTTTATCGTCAACTAACACCGCTTCTGGAACCGTGGTCATGGCGACCGATTATAACGTGCTTGATATGCCATTCTCTAATAAATTTCAGATGGAACAAACACAGTTTACCTGTAGTGGTAAGCCTTCTATTAATCTTCTGCATCCCATCGAGTGCAATAGAGTTGAGACCCCAGCTAATGTATTGTATACACGTGCAGGCCCAGTCACCACTGGTGATCTTCGCCTGTACGACTGGGGTAACTTCTACATTGCAACCGTTGGAATGCAGGGGGCCTCTACCAATATTGGTGAACTGTGGTGCACGTACGACATCACTTTATTAAAACCTAAGTTAAATTCTACCTCTGATGTCGCTGACCATTATATTTTACCTCCAACTTCTACTGTCCCTGGAGGCCCTGCTTATTTTGGATCTGTTGCAACACCACCTGTCCTTACAACAGACTCGGATATGGGCACCACGCTTATTGCGACTGATAGTGCGCATTATGACACCATCTCGTGGCCATCTGGCTACACTGGGAAAGTCTGTGTCATTTACCGGGCTGGTGCCCCAACAGTCTCTTCTTTAGGACTTTCCGTGCCTTATAACCCCGTCCCATCCGGCGGGGCTTCATTACTCATGCCTTTTGGCATGGGGACCTCCAGTAACAACGAGTTTGTTGACCCTGACTCGTTGTTGTATAATGGTACTGGTGGCGCCACTTATGTTATTTTTCTTAATCTTATTAATGGCGGCGCCCTTCAATTTAATGGCGG